ACCAGTTGAAGCAAGAAAAACTCTTGTAGCACTAGCACCTGCATCAAATATAGCTAATCCATCTGATAAACCACCATGTACATTTATAGCATATCTTCTAGCATCATTTTCCATTGATATACCTGCTACACCATCTGAGGCACTGTTTTTTAAATGTAAAATAGAAGTAGGGTCGGTTTCCCCAATTCCTAATTTTCCATCACTTGTTAATCTCATTTTCTCACTTAGATTATCTGCTGTAGAAGTGCTAAATGTAATTTGTCCGTTATCTTTATTAGTAGTATCATCTGCTGTTTTAAGTTGTATATCAGCTACATCAGTACCATTCCATGTACCTAGTAATTGTCCTAAAACTCTATTTGAGTTACTTCTATTTACATTAAATTGCAACAAACCAGAATGGTCGCCTGTGCCTTTTACAAGTATTCCCTCGCCACCAGCATCTATTTCAATATGAACATTGTTTGCTGGACTACTCGTACCAATTCCAACCTTATTATTAAAGTAAGCACTACCTGCATCTGACATATCAAGAGTAAGAGCAGCTATAGTTGCACCACCATCATTACCTCTAAGGAGCATATCTCCATCACTAATAGCAGATTGAATTATCATGTCATTACTTGATTTTTCTATAAGACCATATCTAGTACCACCATCTTTAAAACTTGTAGTACCATTATCATCTGCATCTAACACAATGCCACCTGCTACATCTATTGTTAAATCACCACTTGATAAATCTATTTCAGTTCCGTCAATAGTAATGTTATCTACGACTACACCTGCATTAGCTGTTACGGCACCTGTAACTCCTAAAGTACCTCCTATAGTAGCGTTACCACTAGCGCTTAACACATCTATTGTTGTTGTACCTGCTAAATTTAAATCAGTAAACGCATCTATTATTGCAGCACCTGAACCAGCACCATCAGAGTAGACGGCTTTCACATGACCTGCAGGTATGGTTACATTAGCACCACTACCTTGCGAAATAATTATGTTTTGTGAACCAGATGTAGCGTTTTCTATAAACCACATTTTGCTAACAGTATTTGGTCCAAGCGTGATGGTACAAGCACTATCAAGTGTACCTGTATATTTTAAATAAATACTCCTGCCTTCGTCTGTTGCTCCATCTGCTATTGTTGTAGTGTGTGTGTCTGCGTTTGTAGTAATAGCCTCTGTGCCAAAGCTAAAAGCTTCAGCAATAAGTTCTAAATTAGTGTTAGTACTATCGCCCCAGGTACCAGATTCATCACCTGTTGCTATCTCTTTTAATCTTAAATCATTTGTATATGCTGGCATATTTTTTTCCTATTTTAAGCTACTTCTTCCCAATTGGGTGTTTGCGTAGAATTTATATTAGCATAATTTGGTGTTTGTGTATCATCTACAAGTCCCCAAACCAATACATTTGTTACAAAACCTGTTGCTGAAAGACCTGTAACACTTACATTTGCTTTAGATATCGTGGTTATAGAGCCAAGACTACTAGATGCAGAAACTCCATTAATATTAAATTTAGCATTATGATGAACGGTTACTGATCCTACGGCAGATGTACCTGCAAGTCCTGAAATAACTACATTTGCTTCTCCATCAACATCTACGCTCACGCTACCAAGCGTAGCTACGGCACTTGGAGCATTTGCTACAGCGTCACCATTAACACCCACACCTCCTATTGCAGATGTTCCTACTTGTGAACTAGGCGTTACATTTGCTTTAGCAACTACTGATATAGTGCCTAAAGCACTTGTTCCAATTTGAGATGCAAGTGTTTGATTTGCTTTTCCTACAATTGATAGCGTACCAAGATTACTTGTAGCTGTTTGTCCTGTAGGTGTTACATTAGCTTCTGCATCCGTAGAAATAGAACCTAATGCAGATGTCCCTGCAACACCAGATACATTAACGCTTACTGAAACTGACGCAGGTTGGCCCCAAGGACCAGTTCCCCATGTGGAACGACCCCAACCGACAGACATATATTAAGCTATTCTTATAATAGCTGTACTGGCTGCTGCTGCTGGAAAAACTATTGTAAAATCACCTGCTGTTGAAGTTTTATCTCCACCAAAGTCGATTGTAGCTACAGATTTGTTACTATCAGTAGAGTTGTAAATCATACAACCTCTAGCAGTAATGGTAGCAGTGCCAAAAGTTAAATCAGCAAAATCAGTAAAACCTGTCGTGCCACTTGAAGTAGGATCAACTCTAGTTAAATTACTACCGCCAGATGTGTAGTTAGTACCACTTGCTTGTCCTGTTGTGGTAAAAGCTGTGGTGGCTGCACCTAAGGTAGCAGAGCTTGTATATAAAGCTAATTTAAAAGTATCTCCGCCTGAGTTTTTAAAGTTATGCACAGCTTCAAGAAGTTCTTTTTTAAAGCTAGTGGTTAATGTTGATGAAATAGCCATATTAAATCCTTTTTATAATATCAGCTAACTCTGTATCGCCTTGTTTAATAAAGTCTTGTATCAGAGTAGCTTTATAGGATTTTAACGCATTTTTTATATAAATCAAACATACCCTATATATCATATCTTTATAGGCTTTTGCTTGTTCTTGGATGTAAGGATCTTCACTGTTACTATTACTCACTATTTTTTCTGCTAATCTTTCAGCCCAAAACTCTGGTGAGTGGCCACCATAGTTAGAAGTTTTAGCTTCTATTAAGCCTAGCCCGGGCATACCTGCTGGTGTTATTTCATCTACCATTTTTTTGGCTCTGGTGGTTTTAAATGACTATCATACCTATCAGCTATTTGAGGTAATATCTGTTTTTTTTCTACTTTAAGTTCACTAAGTTTTTTTAATTCAATTCCTTTTTGATCTACAACAGGAATATAAGGATCGCTTAAACGATGATAACCGTACAATCTTTGTTGTCCTGGTATGTTTGTATCTAGCAAAGAACTACTAGATGCTACTTCTACTTGTATTCCTTTATCCATGCACTTAGCCAACCAAAATTCAACACAAGCTCTGCCTGACTCTGCAAAGTGTAAATTATTTTTATAAGAAAAATCCATACCAAATAATTTTATATTAGCCACATTGTTCCAATACGCAAAAGCTATGGCATAAGCTACTGTGTTGTTTAAATAATGACAGTTGGTTTCTTTAACTATTTCTTTAATAGGATATTCAACTAAATTTTTACATCTTTCATCAAGTTGACATGTATATATTGGCTTGTCATGGTTGATTAATAATTCTTTCATACAATCTGTTTGACCACCTGCGTCTTGCGTATCTAAAAATCTACTAGGTGGATCCATTGCAAATACACGATCATGAAATATTACTGATGCTACTGCATTTATAGCCCACACTTCATCAAAGTGCACGCTATGTGATTTTGCTAAATTATAATCAAACCAACTTTTTCCAAGACCGACAATGGCTATAGTTTTACCATTAAGTTTTTTTATGGGTTTCATCTCTCTCCTTTTGAAACTTAAGTTACATTAGTTCTTAATGAATCGTAACGGTATTCATCTCTCCTTCCGCGTGCCTCTGCGAGATTTTTTAATCTGCTTATTTCATTTACAAAACGCTGTTCATATTGTTGTAACAGATCAGCTTCACCCTTCATAAATATGTATGCTTCTACTAAACTACCGTATAGCAAAGCGTTTCTAGCATTGTTAGATAACCAAGTGCCTGTAGTGTCTGTGACTAAAGAATTTGGTTTAAATAAATAATGAAGCTCAACATTGTAGTTAGAATCAGGAACTGGACTAACAATAATTGTAGAGCCATTGTTTGATGCTGTGGATAGTTCTTTATCAAAGTCTCCATAATATTTTGGTAACCCTCTTAAAGTTGAATCAGTTGGATCAACAGAATACTCACGCATAAACGATGGATGTTTTTTATCTAAGTAATGATAATCTCCGTTGCCGTCTATAACTGCTAGAGAAAAACTTGTTTGATAGTCTGTAGGGGTCGTAAGGTAAGTATTACCTGATGTTAATGTACCTGTTACATTTTTACGAAAAAAATCAAACTGTACTAATTCAAATATTCTTTCTTCAGCATTTTTAATAAAATCATCTAATGTAGCTACAAATGTAGTTTCTGTATTCTGAGTATAGTTTTGTATTAATGTTTTTAATTCTGATAATGTCATGTTGTTATTGTAACCTCGCCAAGTGAAGCTGTCATTTCATAACCTAATATCTTAGATCCTATCGGATCAGCAGTCATAGATGAGTTAGTATCACTATCATTAGTATAAACTACTCCTTCACCTATTTCTAAATCGTTGTTAGGTCTAGGTTTATATAGAGCTTCAGGATCAGAAACGTGTGGCAATGGCTCAAGTTGTGGATGTTTTGGATCAAAGCAGTCTCTACAAGTTTTTGCTCCGTTCCATTCTTCTCTTAGTTGAGATAGTTTGTATTCAAAACCACATCTATCGCAAAGTGCTATTGCGTATTTACCAGTAGCGTATGCCATATTAGTATCCGTTTCTTAAGTAAGGCGATATTCTAAAAGAGGCGGTATCTTCATCTTGAGACATAGCTCTTTCAAACTCGTCTTCGTACATTTGTTTTAGCATAACCACTCTATCTGGTGCTTTTTTAATAGCTATGTAATAAGCAAGACCTGCTGCGAAACAAGGGTAAAATCTAAACGGCATATCCATAGTGTTGGTTGCTGTATCAGCATCGTCCATTCTTACTAACTTATTAAATACTAATACATCAGTGCTGTTTTCTGGTGTTGGCCATATATTTAAAACAGGACTAACTTGCTTGTCTAAAAAAAATTGATTAGGTCTTGCTTGAGTAGATTTAGTTGGAATATTTAAAAATTCACTTCTGCTAATTTTTGTCATTTGCAGATCAAGATTAGTTCCGTCAGTATCTCTTCTTAACGAACAATCTAATATATCAATAACATTAGAATCTAAAGTGTATTGATTGGTACCCTTGGTTACAGTTTGAGTTGCTTGTTCTATAGTCCACTGATTAAGCCCTCGATTAGCCCACTCAGCCAACATAAGGTTTATAGATCTTTTTGCTGTTTTAAGATCATAACCTGTTCTAAGCTCTAGCCCACATCTTTCAAAAGCTTCTTCAACAAACTCAGTTACATCTGGTTCAAAGTTAGTGCTACTAGATGTTGCCATATTATTTTCTTCTTCTGACTACTCTTTTCTTTTTTAAAGGTTTAGCTTTTTTTTGATCTTTATTTATTTTTTCTAATTTTTTAGCTTGAGCAGCATGTAGTTTACTGGCTTTTTTTAAACCTTTTATAATTTCATTTAAGTCTTTAGTATAGTGCATATTAATCTTCCTCTGGAGCGTATAGATTATTAAACGTTATGTTTGGATCCATATAACTCTCATGTTGTTCTGCTGAATGAATCCACTGAGATGGCATAAAGTCTGGTGCTCCTTCACCAACACGCCATAGTGCAGGGTTTGTAGCTCTCACTCTATTGTTAGGTAAAGCCACAAAGTTACCAGTATATTCACCAGCGTCTGTTAAATATAACACATGTGATTGCTTATGTTGAGCAGAATCATCAGCTATTGAATTTTCAGTGTAATCTACTGTAAACAAATATTTGCCTGTATAAAACTCTCCACCTATCTTACATATCCAAGGTGATGAACTTACTCTATCCATAACTACAACGGAATGGTGATGACTAAGACAGTCCCAGGGTTGTGCTAAGTGGTCTTCCATAGGAGTTGGCCAATCTTCAAGTGGTGCGTCAGCAACTAACGCTTGTATTGGCATTCTAGCCCACATAGCACCTCCATGAATATTTGGTGCGTCTTCTTCATCATCTATTTCACAGCCTGTAAAAACTACTTGAAAAGACAATGATCTATCAGGAATTGTATTAACTGCTATTGCAAGAGCATGTAAATATTCACCATGATAATCACTATGATTAGCTGTAAATTCTTTTCTAACCCAGCATTTAAACTGAGGTATGTTTGAAATCAAATATGACATAATTCTCTCTCCTTATTATGTGCAAAAATTTTATCTTCTTTTTCTACGCCTAGAAGCATACTTAGTGCCTTTGGCAACACCACCTTTAGCCATGTATTTTGTGCCTTTCATAGAGCCACCTTTTGACATGTACTTAGTTCCTTTCATAGCTCCACCTTTGGCCATGTATTTAGTACCTTTCATGGCTCCGCCTTTAGCCATATACTTAGTTCCCTTAGCTGCACCGCCTTTTGCCATGTATTTAGTGCCCTTTGCAACACCGCCCTTAGCCATGTATTTGGTTCCTTTAGCCGCACCACCTTTAGCCATATATTTAGTTCCTTTTGCAGAACCTCCTTTAGACATATATTTAGTGCCCTTGACTACTCCACCTTTAGCATAGCCTTTAGTTCTTTTAAACATAATTCACTCCTATGAATATTTAGTTTTTTTTCTTCTGTTGCTCATTACTTTACCACAACCTCTTGCAATTCTTCTAACTTCTCCACCGTCTTTCATGGATACTTTAGCTTTCTTAGTATTAG